CGTCTTGAGTGTCTTCAAAGGCACGCCAGTAGCCTTAGCAATTTCAGGGAGAGATTTGACCCCTGGGTACATCTTTCTAAACTTTTGCGTGTAGGAAGAAGTCTTTGTTTTCTGTCCCTTGTCCGTCGTGAAGTCCTTGTAGTCTCTCTGGAGCATCTTCTTGTAGCGAGTCTCGACCTGACCCAAGGTGGTGAGTCCCCTGAAATATTTGAGGGGTGCGTAAATCTTACCCTCAGATTTACGCAGTTCCCCAACCTTCTTGGTAATCTGAGCATCGCTCAGAGGCATATTACTTTTTAATGATATTTTTATCATGGGAAATATAAATGAGACGAACATACTCTCTAATGATAACTGATCACACCAAACCTAAACATCTTGATTTGTTCTTTAGAAGTGTATGGAATTCTAATGAACCTGTTTATCTTGAATTAAATACTATTCACTGTAAAGATATTTCACTAAGACGCATTCTATCTATGAAGAAGGTATTAGATCATCATAGACCAAACTCTCGCAAATACGTAGAAAGTAGTACGATCCTGGTAGGATCACATTTCGCTCGACGCATCTTACAGGTAGGACTTTTCTTCGTTAAACCTGAGAGACCAGTCTTTGTTAGGGTAGTTGACGTTTGAGAGAAGCTTCATATCTTTTACTAAGGTACTTTACAGCGGTGTGGATATTTGGGAACATGTGATTCCCAAACTTTACACGCCCCGTGACGGGGTTGTAGTACCCCTTATATTTAAGAAATTGACACCGATGCATTTCACCCATATAAAAAATACAAGATTATATTAGTGAGATAGGATGGGGCTTTCGATAATTATGGGAAATATGTTTTCAGGTAAAACTTCCGAACTTATAAGACGACTTAAGCGTCTAAAAATTATTGGTAAGAAAATATTGGTTGTCAACTCAGCCAAAGATACCCGATCACCCGATGAAGTTTTGAAGACCCACGACAATGTAAAGTTTGATTGTTTCAAGGTCTATGAGCTTTTCGAACTCATAAACAAGGAGGAATTTGACAATGCTGACATTATAGCTATCGATGAGGCTCAATTCTTCCCCCGTCTTAAGAAGTTTGTGGAGTGCTGCATGTGTGTAAATAAAAGTGTAATCATAGCAGGTCTTGACGCAGATTCATTTCAAAATAAGTTTGGGGAACTTCTAGATTGTGTCCCAATAGCATGCGAAGTCACTAAGTTGTCCGCCCTCTGTATGCGCTGCAAAGATGGAACACCGGGGCCCTTCACCAAAAGGATTGTAAAAAATCAGGAGCTTGAACTCATCGGTGGAAGTGACATGTACGAAGCGGTGTGTCGAAATCACCTATGAACATCGAGGATAAGTAAAACTCTCCGACCTGGTCCAGTCTTGACGAGTTCGTGGTACCGTCCATGATCGAAAAAGAAATCTTCACCCTCGCGTTGAACGAATCCACCCCGCTCAGTATACAATGTGCAATCACCATCACCCTGTATAGTGAGTTGATACCTCAACAGTTCGTTGGACTCCGCCCTATGTGGATGTAATACCATGGGTCCCTCTATTACAGCGAACGCAGCCGTATCTTTGTAAATGCAGTGTAATTGTTTAACCAAGCTGTTTAACAGGGGGAAGTCTTTGACTTTGTAGTAATAATATCCATCGTTTTTTTCAAACCAAGGATCTAAGTCATGGTAATACTTCTTTTCCAGTGTTGGTGACACTTTTCTAAATTCTTCACATATCTTATTGTAGTGAAGTTTCACAAGTAAAAGTCCAGGATAATTTTTCATGTCGTGTTCGGAAAACCCATGTATAACATCCCTGAAGGTGTTTCGTATTCCAATAAGGGGTCTCCAGGGGTTCGTAAAGTATAGTCGATCGATGGGGGCCTTGAGATAATCATATAGAACCATGAGTATGGACAATGTGACCGTCTCCTTCCACATTATTTTCTCAGCAGATAATAAAAATGCCCGGATACGGCAAGCGTGAATATATGGACCCAACCCCCGAACCCACCCCCGAGGTTGAAACTGTCGAGAAGCGTTTCACCATGCCCAAGATGCCCAAGATGCCCAAGGTGACCCTCGTCCAGCTCGTGTTGATTGCTTTTACCCTTTTCTACGTGTGGTCCACCCGCAAGATGAACAACTGGGTTATCGGCATTGTCGCTGTCGTCATTGGTCTCCTTCACATGTATGACCACCTCTACCGCGTGCAGCGTGGCCCAGAGCACCTTTTTTTCCTCCCAAAGAAGGAAAAGTATGGATGCATGGCGTGCAAGTAAATTTTATTGATATATAGTAAGTATGCGCGTCAAAGTTACTCGTAGCCCTAACCCTAAAAAGAAGTTCAGGGCAACACTAGAAGATGGAAGAACCGTCGATTTTGGCGCTCGCGGATACTCGGATTATACTAAACATAAAACTCCTTCACGTATGCGTTCCTATGTTCTCAGACATGGAGGTAGGATACCCAAAAGTATTATCGCTGAACGAGATCCCAAAAAAATTCAAGATAAGATGTTAAGTATCGACGGGAGTGATAAGGAGAACTGGAAAACGAGTGGTATCGACGGAGCTGGATTCTGGTCCCGTTGGTATCTCTGGAGTTTTCCTACATTTCAGGGTGTTGAGAAGTTTATGTCTAAGAGGTTTGGTTTAGTTTTTGTTTAATTATAACGAGCGTTTAAACTTTTCAAATTGTTTAAAAAATTGAATTGTCGTCTCTAGGCGTTCGTAAAGTTCCTCCCCGAGGTACTGCTTTACGAATTCCTCCGGTTCTCCATTCTCTCTCATTGCATTTTCGTATCGACAAAGTTGTAAATATACTTCATTGAAATGTTCACCATTCCAAGTTTCTAAAAGGGTTTTGACTTTCTTCAATCCAAGAGTGTCCTCCATTACTTATTCAGTCCTCTATTTTTTAATTTGTTTTTCAGTTCGGCCATGAGTTTAGCGCGGGTAGCGTTAATGACAGGTTTCTTGGGTGGGGGTGGAGGTGGAGGTGGAGGTGGAGGTGGAGGTGCCCCAGTCATGGAAACGGGGGCAACCACCGTTCGGCAGAGACGAATGACTTTCTGGGCATTTCTGACACTATTTTCAAAGTTTCGAGTAACTTTGGCGCGAAGTTCCCTTGCTGTGAGTTTCACACGTCGCCCCCCAACATCCTTAGTGACACGAAGGCCCAATTTTTTAGCCTTATCTTTTAGTTCTTTGTATTGCATATACTAACACATAAGAAAATACTTAGGGAAATGTATATAAGTGTGTATATGACCACCGACGAACTTGTAAGACAGGTTCTCCTACCACAAATTATACAACTCCAGATTGAAGTTGCAGCATTACGAAAACACACATGGCCATATGTCCAAGCCCAAAAGGAACATAATCAATTAGACGACATCGAGGCTAAGAGGGACTTTGTCAAAAGTCTCGATGACGACACTATCAAAGAATTAATAAATCTAAAAGCAAGGTTTTCTGGGAGTTCTGGATTCCAAAAAACTGAATATGATTCTCTGAAGAATCACTTTTGTTAGAAGAAATCATCTGTTCGATACATCTTAACCTCAAATGAACCAGTCTTGCCGGTCACTGAGACTGTTTCATTTCCGTATAGTTCCTGACACCCAATGTCATCTACGCAGTCACGACCATCTATGATGACAGGGATAGGGTATAAATTTTCACCACCCGTAGTTGTGTAATAGTGGTACCTATCACGACGACCACGAACCTCTTTACCGTAGAGTGGGAGGGTTTCTTCACCTTCCCCGATGAGAATACCCATTTGTTGCATGTGGCCAGGTTTATATGTTTTAATCGGTGGTCCCCTAAACTCTGGCTCACGTTCCTGTTGAAATCGTCTCTGGGGGCGTGGTGGAATGGGTGGAACTATAACGGGAACCTCAACGGGAACCTTAACTTCAATCGTTCGAGGATACATCCACATGTAACCCACGACGATGATGAGCAAAATCAATGAAACCCATAGTGTTTGAATTTTCGTCTTATTCTTCATATACTATAGATGAGATCTTTATTTGCCTGATTAAAGAATATTGTTCATATCAAATCATGACATTAAACAGGTATCACATCTACGGTGAAAGGTGTAGTGGAACAAACTTTCTTGACCGTAGTATAAAAGATAATTTTGATGCGATTAATGTTTTCGATAACATGAAAGATAATACGGTTGAAAACTGTAGAACGTATGGTTATAAACACTGGTTCGGTGATGATCTTGACTTGTCAAACACAGATGACGTACTTTTTTTGTGTATCGTAAGGGATCCAATAGATTGGTTAAAATCCCTCTATAGATCACCGCGTAACTTAGATCCAATGATGGTGGAATCACAAGAAAGATTTTTATTTGGTAAATATGAATCAGTAGCTCTTTTCTATGATGAAAATATATCGCACAAACTCGGTGGGTACGAACATTTTAACAATATTTTTGAAGTTAGACATACAAAATTAAAATGGATGTGTGAAAAACTCCCAAAACTTGTTAAAAACTACATGTTAATTCGATATGAAGATTTGAAAAATGACTTCCAAGGTACCATGAAAAAAATCAGAGATATGGGATTGATCAAAAAAAATGATATTAGCGAAGACATGGAGAAAATGAAAAAGTGGATGAAAAGGGATGGTCTCGATGATCCCACAGCTACGTTTGAATTTGTACAGAAAGATCCAAAAGTGAAATTACAACCAACGTACTATCGTCCTAATTATAAACCATTCAATTTTAGTATAGAAGACTATCCAAAAGAGTTTCTACATTATGAAAAGGTTTTAGGTTACGATCAGTAACAAAACACAAATTCCTCCCGGTCCCAGTAATCACGATCACGGATAGGGGCAGCAAGTTGCCTTAACTTGACCTCGGTCTCCTTACAAAGCACCTCCCATCTGTCCATCTTTTCCCCCTCCTCCAACACCTTTGACCTAGCGTTGTCCACGTGCTCGTCCCATTTCCTCCGACACTCTTCCTTGTACTCATCGTGAATCTTCTTCTCAAAGGCGGGAAGCTTTTGGAGTGTTTTAAGTGAAAGTTCGTCATAGAAGACGAATCCACGTTGAGCACGGATACTCTCCTCCTCGGTTCCAATTTCCAACACAATTGTCCGAAGACCATGTTCCACCAGGTTTTTCCAAGTCCAGGACTCGGAGTTGGTCGCAGCAGTAGATATATGACCAACGAGTTCCCCTGCATCACCACCGGGAGCCCAACGGGTGTTCTTCTCACACCAAGCCTTGATAGCCTGACTCTTTCGAAACGTAGTCATACGTTTGATGGGGGTCCAATCCCCGCGATTCGCTTGCTTTTCCCACTTCATGAGAACCTTGTATTCTTTGTGCATCTTATTCACGTAATCCCGAAGCTGGTCTCTGAGACGTCCGATCTCAACGCCCCTGGTGAGACCAGTGAGTCGTGGAGCCTCGTAGTCACTGTCACTGTCATCGTCATCACTCTCAGTGTCGGAGTAGTAGAATTCGTCTTCATGAAACGGTCTATCACCGGTGAGTCGATCGTTAATGCGTTTCATTTTATCAGCCATCTCCAGATAGATGCCATCGGGGATCTTACTAGAGATTTCATCGAGACAGGACATAAGACTTTGAAGATCTTCCATTTTGAAATATGAAAATTACAAATTTTAGCATCTACTTAGGTTTAGTTAAAGAAAATACTGGACATGAAAATATGAAGGTCCTAGCTATAGATATAGGGTTTCACAATATGGGTCTCGTCCTCGCTGAGTGTGGGAATGGTCCGACGATCGAAATTGAGTTCATGAAAAAGGTAAGTTTAGAAGACTACAAACACATTTACAGTAATGACTTTGTTGACTTGGTTCCTTTATTTGTAGATGATCATAAAGATGTATTCGACAAGGCTGAAAGAATCCTCATAGAGAGACAACCGCCACAGGGCTTCACGAACATTGAAATTCTACTACACTATATGTTCAAGGATAAGGTTCTATTAATTTCACCCATAACTTTACATGCACATTTTGGTATGGGGCATCTAAACTACGAGGAGCGGAAAGAGTGCGTTCTTGTCAAGATGGGGAAGTATGTAGATTTAGATACGATCCCATACGAGAGAAAACATGATATAGCTGATGCATATTGTATGCTTTTATACTACAACTTTAAAATCAGTGTCCATTTTTTCGATAGGTTTAAATTTACTCGTTCCGCAAAATAGAAAGTGCATTTGTCGTGTATTCGAACATCTTAAACAGATCTGCTATATTTTTCCTTTCAATCGCGGAACGAAGTTTCTCTATGTTGAAATCAAACGACTCACGTTCCTTTTGAACTTCCTCTTCCAACTCTTTCCTCTTATTTTGAATAATTTCGATTTTTTTGTCAATATCACTAAGTGTTTTCTCCAATGACTTATCGATGTCTTCAATTTCCTTTTGGTACTGCTGTTTCTGCGTTTCCAGAATTTCCTTTTTAATAGAAGAAGATGCACTTTCAAGTTTATCGTTAATACGTTCAATTTTATCTTCACAATAATCTACATTTGAGATATAAGATTGTTTATAAAACTCTTTGATTTTCTCAAGGCGGGAAATCTCGTACAAAAGTTTTGTGTCCATTTATAGTCTAGTTTAATTTCTTATCTTTAAATATTTTACTCGCATCCTTTACGAATGTGTCAAAATGCCCAAGTCTGTATTGAACAAATGCCCAAAGTATGAAAAACAGTGTTTTTGTTAAGTTGTTAACCTCGTTATCAGGCATTTTATAAATGGGCCCAACCAGGCGTCCCATAAAGGTTTCTTCCTTTTTTTGACCAGTCATGTACATTTCAGCTTGTGTAAGAGCACATGTATCATCATTCACCGACCAATGATAAAAGATGAAGGGTATGACTATCGAATAAAATTCTAGATGTCTGCGATCATTTGTGAAAGGAATGATAAGTATCCATAAAAGAAAAATAAGATGAATCAAGAAAATTATATTCATCTATTATATAATGACGGAAGAAAAAAAGATTTCCCGTGAAGATATGCGTCTGTCATGGACGGATGGTCATGAAAATATCCTTAAACAGTGGGGTGAAGCCTCTGCATGCTACAGGTATATGCACCACCGTGCGTTTTTTTTATACAAACGTTCCAGTATTCAATTTACCTTACCAGTTATTATACTTTCTACTTTAACTGGGACCGCAAACTTCGCCCAAGGTACATTCCCAGAAAATGTACAGTCGTTTGCTCCTGCGATAATTGGTGGTTTAAACCTGGCTGCGGGTCTCATTGCGACCATTTCCCAGTTCCTCAAAATTAACGAACTCATGGAAAACCACAGAACAGCTGCTTTGGCTTTTGGTATGCTCTCGAGGAACATCCGTCTCATGTTGGCCCTCGATAGGGGTGAGCGTAGCAAGGAGGGTCTCGATTTTGTAGGTGAATGTAAAACAGAGTACGACCGTCTTTTGGAACAATCACCATCGGTACCCAAGTCGATCTTGGTAGATTTTGAAAACGAATATCCCCTAGATAATGCATTTACCAAACCGGAGATCCTCGACGTGCGTTCGATCCCATTACTCGCCTTACCAAAGACTATAGACCCAGTTGAAGCGGTCACTGTGGGGACACCCTTTGAGAAGATAGGTAAGTTCCTGTCGAAGAAGGATGAACCACCACCCCGGGGATTCTTCGGACCCTCCCTAGGTGACGAAGAAGAGGAAGAGGAAGAGGAAGAGGATGAAGAATCTATATCTGTTGAGGCTGAAGAAGAGACAGACGTCGAGCAAGGTAGAACAGAATAAGAATCATTAACAAATTGGTAAGCATACTACATGCAACGTATGGTAGAATTTTCCATTTTAAAGGTTCTACGACACGTTTATGTAGTGCGTCATTTTCGAGCACCAAATCTATGGCCTGATTAGTAAGATCATCAATGGATTCCTTCATTAAAATAGTCGAGCAAAAAAAAGATCCCGTCGTGACGACAATTCACACGAAACAAATTGATCTTATTCGTAAGTACATGGAACAAGGTAAAAATGTATTCATATGTGGAGCTTCGGGTGTTGGAAAATCTTACATTCTCGAAAGTGTTCTTAAGAATACTAATCACGTAGAACTACAAAGTGAGCACCTAAAAAGTAAATCCTTATTTCTAGCGTTTATAAAAACATCGATGAAGCACGTGTTCATAGAAGATTATGACCCGATATTCAAACCAGTGATACAATCTGTATCGGATGGTGATAAATTGACTCGTGGATCTTTACTCGTGACGAGTACGAACATGTGTATGTATCCAAACTTCGTGACAGTTTTCATTGAGAGACATAAACCAGATGTTCTACTAAAACTTACTGAAAAAACTGGATCTGAGGTACATAATGCCGCTATTCGTGCAAATGGGAATATTCGATCATTTTTTAATTATTTGGATGGGTACGATGAGATGGATGAGTTTCAAACACCAAAGGAATTTATAGCTGAAGTACTATCAAAAACCGGACCAATTGAAATTTATGATAATATTTCTGAACACGGACATTTATGGGACATTTTTCAAGAAAATTATCTAGGTTCGAAGGGTGTTGATATCATAAGAGCATCTAGGTCCTTTTCTGATGCAGATATTTACGATGGAACAATGTATTCACATGGTGAATGGAACCTTATGCCATACTTTATACTACATTCACTCACTATACCAAAGGCAGCTCTTGGTGCCCCACTCACGAAAGATAAAATCCGTCCCGGACGTTGTTGGACAAAATTTAGAAACTTTAAGATGCGACAACACAAACTTGAAGATATCAAAAAGAAATCAAGGTTGGGGTTGGATGTAGAAGAACTTTGTCTATTAAAGAGGTATGCTGAAATTGGCGAACTAAAACCCCTCATTGGATATAATATTACTCCACAGGATTTTGATGTGATCAATCATCTTTGTGTCGGAAATGGCTTAAAACCAAGAGAAGTAACAAGAGTAAAGAAAGCCTTGAAGGATGCCTACGGATGATGAAAAGGAAACCGAGGAGAGTGAGTGCGTAAAGATTGCCGGAAACGAGATTCTATTTTACGGTGACATCGACCGGGAAAATGCCCTCGAGTTTGTCGAGAAGTTTAAGAAGTTGGAGATTGAACTTCTCAAGAAGATGGCCGAACTTGTTGGATACGAACCCCAGATTCGAGTACATATCATGAGTGACGGTGGTGATATCTTCGCAGGTCTCAACATGATGAACGTTCTAGAACGCTCGAGGGTAAAGGTTGTCACAATCGCTCAGGGTTCATGCTGTAGTGCGGCAACCTTCGTCTTTTTGGGTGGATCAGAGCGTCGCATGGGTCGTAATGCCTACCTTCTGATTCACCAAATTTCTACCGAATTCTGGGGAAATTTCCAAGAACTCAAGACGGAAATGAAATCTACAGAAAAGTTTATGAACATGCTAAAAAAAATGTACCTCTCGAAAACCAAAATTCCTGAGAAGAAATTTAAACGTCTCATGAAAAAGGATATCTATTTGACACCTGAAAAGTGTATTAAGTATGATATCGCTCACGTCGTTGATTAATAGTAACATATCGATTGTACAGACCAAGTACAGTTATAATTATAAAAATAATGCACAAAGTGTTTAGGTTCATCTGCACCGATGTAACTTCTGGTGGCCTAAGTCGCTCCATTCTGGCATAATCTACAACTGGAATTCCAGACATCTATTTAAAGTGGAGAATTTTATTATTCACATAATGGAACGACTTATTAGAAAAGATAAGAATGGTCGTGAGAGATTCACTGACATCCGCGTCGAAGACCTGGGGGATGGAACTGCTGATATTGTGAAGAGTACCGGTATTGTTGGAACCGAGAATGTCGCAGTTTCCAGAACCAATGTCAAGACTGGCTATGAAAAGGCATGCGCCCGCGCCCAAACGATGTGGAATAATGAACACACCAAAGGAGTTCAAGTCATGCCGATGTTGGCCAATAAATGGGAGGAACGTCACAAGTACATCTCCACCCCTTTCTACGTTCAACCCAAATTGGATGGGGTTCGCCTCCTCGTTTCAAAGGGTGGTTGCTTTTCCAGAACCGGGAAACCTGTTGAGGGTCTTGACCATCTCAGTGATGGTCTCAGAGAAGGTGAATACCTCGATGGAGAGTGTTACGCACCCGACATGACATTTGAGGAGATTACGAGTATGTTCAAGACTAATCCCACAAAGTTGGACTTTTACATCTTTGATTACTTCGACCTTGAACGACCGGAACTCACGTTTGAGGAGCGAATGGACTGTGTGAGTGTGGAGACCAAACTCCTAGAGAATAAGTCTGACGTGGAAAAGTGGCACGACCACTTTGTAGATCAGGGGTATGAGGGTATCATGATTAGGGATGCATCTAGTACCTATGAAGTTGGGAAAAGGAGCAACTATCTTCTCAAATTCAAAAAATTTCAAACGGAGGAATATGAAATTGTAGGGGCCAAGACGGGACATGGGAGAGATGCCAATGCCGTCGTTTGGGTATGTAAGCTACCCAATGGTCGGGAATTTACCGTAAGACCCGAAGGCACGATTAAACAGCGAGAGGATCAGTATAGAGATCGAAAGAAGTACATGGGAAAAATGCTCACCGTCAGGTTTCAAAACCTTACCGATTTGGGTGTCCCGAGATTCCCCGTTGGTGTGGTAGTTAGAGATTATGAATAATGTTGTAATAAATAAATGAGTCGTATTGCAATTGATGTTGATGAAGTTTTGGTTCATTTCCTGTATCCAATGGCTAGATCTAGAAGACTTGGAAAACCGAAAAAAGAAAAATACAATTACGTCTATCGTGAAATTTTCGATATAACAGAAGAAGAGTCACAGGAATTTGTAAAAGAGTTTTACAAATCAGAAGCATTTCGCCGCCTCAAACCAATTAAAGGCTCACAAAATGCCATGAAATGGCTTCGTCGACGAAGCGAAAAAATGTATATTGTCACAGGACGCCAAGACATTGCCAGAGAACAAACGGAAATTTGGATAGAAACATATTTTCCCGGTATTTTTGACGACATCATACTTACAAATAGCTATACCCCCAATGAGATTAAGAAGATTGACGTGTGCAGAGCTCTAAATTTGGGTTTAATTATCGATGACAATAAAGCAATTTGTGACGAGTGTATAGAGAATGGTATAAACGCGATAAACTTCGTAGGAGAGGATATATACCCATGGTGTGAAGAAAGTGATATTATGTTGAGAGGTTGGTCACTAATTGACTATGTATAAAGACTAAAACCATTCTAAAATAAATGTCTAAAGTTCGCGAGGTTCCTCCAAATACCTCCATTTATTTATTTGACGATGCTCTGAATGACGAGGAATGTGAGTTTTATAGATCTATTATAGATAATGAAACTTGTCATGTAGAAGATCATGACGAGATTCACAATGTTAAATGCGATTTTTTACTATCGGAAGAGTCTTCAAATGTAGTACAAAACGAAATTTTTAAATTATTTGGTAAAATTATTGGGGAAGTGCATAAACATACGGGATGTAGTTCCAGACGTATTGAAAGTATTATAATGAGAAAAATCCACGGCGAGACTAAATACCATTCTGATAGTATAGTCGGTAGTAGATGTGAATACGAAAATATACCCACTATGGACGTGAGAGTATATTCTATCATCATCGCTCTTAATGATGACTACGAGGGTGGTGAATTATACTTTCCGTGTCAAAAAACAAAGTTGAAATTAAAAAAAGGACAAGCTATAATATTTCCACCATATTGGACACATCCACATGGTTGTACGAATGTGTTAAACAACACTTTTAGATACACACTTAATACATGGGCAACAGGTGAATAAAGTATTATTGAACACGAGTAATTGTTCCAAATTTATTCTTCATCATGACAACTTCTTCTTCACATTTTCCACCTCTGATGGTCATAACTGAATCACCACACGTGCTCCCGTTATTTTTTAAACGCTCACACGCAAACTCAGTTTTCATTACGATATCCATGTTACTACTGTATCCAATGAAAGTCTGATCTAATCCACCTTTGAAGTCGGTCGTCTCAACTGTAACCTTTACAGTGTATTCCCCAAACTTCCTATCCTTCTTAATTCTTGTGGGAGGTGGTGGGTGTTGTACCGAGGCTCGAGTCCTGACATCTCTTAGGAACGTAAATGGTTTGAAAAGGAGCATCTTAGTTACACATCGTTAGAAATTTTTAAGTTCATTATACTCTTTCTTTTCTTCAGACT